ACGCGAGCCAGCCGGCGTGATCGTGGTGGTGACCGAGGATGATTGGTGTTCGACTGTCCGACCGCGGCTAGAAGTTGCGCACGCCGATCTGACGCGGGTGTCGGTCATCTGCACCGAGCAAGACGGCAGCGGTGCGCCGACGTTCCCGCGTGATCTGCATCTGATCGCCGACGCTGATCCCCCACCGGTGCTGGTGGTGGTGGACGCATGGCTGGACACCGTGCCGAGCGGGTTGAAGGTCCGCGATCCCCAGGACGCACGGAAGGCGCTGCACCCGTGGAAAGAGGTGGCGACCACAACCGGCGCGGCGGTGCTGCTGATCACGCACACCAACCGCGACAAGTCCGCCGACGCGCGGGACCGGTATGGGATCACCGGGGAGCTGCGCAAGAAAGCGCGCATGACGCTCTACGCGCAGCAGAACGCGCAAGGGGAACTGGTCGTCGGTCCAGAGAAGACCAACATTGCTCGCGAGATCGCTGCATCACGATTCCGGATCGAAGTAATTCAGCGGGTTCCGGCGACCGATGACGACGACGGCACCGTGCCGCTGTTGCACTACGTCGGTACTTCCGATCGCACTGCCCGCGAGCTGGTGGCAGATGCCGCCTTTGGCAACAGCACCGAGGAAACCGACCCGCGCGATCTGTGGCTCTATGAGCACCTGATGTTGGCGGCGCTCGCGGGCGAGAAGGTCACGCCAAAGTCAGCGGCCAAAGCCGCCAAGGATGAGAGGGACATCAGCCGACGCGGTGTGTTCCGGCAGTTCGACACCCTCAAGGCAGCTGGACTGGCCGAGTCGATCGACGCCGGAACGTTCCCCAAAACGACGTACTGGCAAATTACTGGCGCGTCTGAACCACCTGGCACTACAGGCAGCGATGGCACTACAGGGAGCACCCCGGATGACCAGCACGAATAGCCCGACAGCGATGCCGTTTCGACCCTGTAGTGCCAGTAGTGCCAAGACGGTGCGCCGTTTGTCCGGGCGTGGCACTACAGGGAGCGCTCACATGCGCCAGCAAACCAGTCGAGAGGACATGACGCCGTGAACCGCAAGCAACGCCGAGCAGCAGCCAAGTCCAGCAAGCAACCCGCGCCAGCACGCACCGACACCCGCTTCGGGTGGTTCGCCGAGCACATGGACCAGATGCGCCCGTACCCGGCTACGACGGACGCCACCTGCCCCGACTGCGGTGCGAGGTTCGATCACGTCGCTGCCAAGATGGTCCACCAGCATGGTTGTCCGATTGCGGCGAGCTATGAGGCAGCCAGCGCGGACGACAAGGCATGGTTCCGCGAGCACCCCGGCGAGACAGTCCGCACGCGCACCCCGACGATGGGCGAGCTACAGCAGCAGATGCTCATGGCGGGACTGGAGCTGCCCGACCTCAACACCGACGTGCACTACGAACCCGGCGGTGAGGTCGTGACGCATTACCTCAGCGACGACTGTCGTGTGCGCAACTTCTCCTCGGCGGTATTGCTTGTGAAGCTCAGGGCCGGGGGCTGCTAAGGGCTTTTCCTTCCGCCCCCCTCCTTGAAGGGATTGCTCCAATCAAAGGTGGCGGCGAATTCGGAGGCGTAATTGGATATCCGGTCTTGGATGGACCGATTGTCCCCGGCATTTGCTTCGGATTTTGGTCGGGGGTTGGCGACGGCAGCGCAGGCAACACCTATTGGGCCAGGTAGCAGCAAGAAGAACGTCAGAAAGAAGAAGGTCCATCGCCGGTCGTCTGGTGCGACTAGGGCGGCGATCAGTGGAAAGAAAAGCATTAGAAGCAAGAGAATGAGAAGGAAGCCGAGGATAGAAATACGGCCGGAAGGGTCAAATGCGTCCATGCTCGTGATATTGCCAGCCACCGACCAGCGAGCGCAGCAGGAACGGTGTGAAAGACCGGGTTCAAGTTCGACGGATCGAACCCTGGACCGGGCTGCCAGCGTGGTCAAGGCGGACACTGCGCCTCCCTGATCACTTAGTGGGATCAAGGGTCCATATTGTGGGACAATGCAGATATGACGCTGGGGCTGTGCACCGTGTGCGGGGAACCCGCCGAGGGGTCGCGCTGTGCTGCACATCGTCCACCCGACGCGCGCAGCGGTCGCGGTGTCGGACACGCCAACGACGATCCGGTGTTCCGGGCGATCAGTGTGCGGCTGCGCAAGCATTCGCCGTTCTGCCAGCGCTGCGGTTCCCGAGCCGATTTGACGGTCGATCACATCATCCCGACTAGCGAGGCACCCGAGCTGGCGCGCGAGGTGCGCAACATGCGGGTGCTGTGCCGGTCGTGCAACAGCCGCCGCGGGAGCATCTGCACCGACGCTGAGCGTGCGGGAGTGCGCAGTGCCATCGCCGCACGGGCACGACGCCGTTCGGGTCCACCGGCATCGGGCAGGCCGGTTCGTCGGCTGACGCCTCTGCTCGGTGGGGGTATGCCCCCAAGTGACTCCCCGCCACCCCGCGGCCCTAGGCAAAATGTGTGTTACACACCGGCGGATGATGTCACGTGAAAGCCGGTCCGAAGGGCACGATCGCCGCCCCGCCCCTCGATCTGAGCTGCTACCCCACCAACCGCGCCGGTCGCCGTGAGCGGTTCGTGACTGAGCATCTGGTCACCCCCCGCGGGGCTGGTGCCGGCGAGCCGTTCACGCTGCGCGCATTCCAGCGCGAAATCGTCCGGGGTGCGTTCGCCCCCGGTATCCGTACCGCCCTAGTGTCTATCCCGCGCGCCAACGGCAAGACGATGCTGGCTGCGGCGCTGGCGTGTGCCGAGCTGTTCGTGGGACCGCCCTCAGCGGAGGTGCTGGTGGTCGCCTCCGATCAGCGGCAAGCCAATATCGCGTTGCGGTATGCCCGCCGCATGGTGGAGCTGACCCCGGCGTTGGAACAGCGGGTGCAGGTCTACGCCGACCGTCTATACCTGCCCGAGAACGACGCCACCTTGTTGCCGTTGCCCGCCGAGCCGGGAGCGTTGCACGGGCATGACCCGAGCCTGCTGATTGTCGATGAGCTGCACGTGGTCACCGAATCCGTTTGGGAGGCAGTAACTTCGGTGTCCGGTAAGCGACCCGAAAGTCTCACCCTGGCCATCTCCACGCCGGCGAGTTCACCGGACTCGATCATGTGGCGGCTGGTGGAGCACGGTCGCGCCGGCGATGATCGCGCGTTCTATTTCCGTGAGTACGCCGCCCCGGATGGCTGTGCCACCTACGACCGGGCAGCGTGGCGCATCGCCAACCCAGCGTTGGCATGCCGACCCCCGTTTCTGTCGATCGACGGATTGGAGGCTGCGCGGCGCACGATCCGGGAGCCGGTGTTCCGGCAACTGCGCCTTGGTCAGTGGGTCACCGGTGTGGAGTCGTGGTTGCCGTGGGGTGTGTGGGAACACTGCCGCACCGAGCGCGCCGTGGCGTCCGGGGAGCGGGTGGTGCTGGCGTTCGACGGCTCGGCATCTGGGGATTCCACCGCGCTGGTGGGATGCACGCTCGACGGGCACCTGTTCGTCGTGGGGCTGTGGGAGAACGCCGGCGATCCGCGCTGGCGGGTTCCGCGTGAGGACGTATCCGACGCGGTGGATGTGGCGTTCGCCCGCTATGACGTTGCCGAGCTGGCGTGTGATCCGTGGGGGTGGCGCAGCGAGATCGAGCAGTGGGCCAAACGCCACGGGGAGCGCCGGGTGGTCGAGTACAACACCGCATATGCATCCCGCATGGCACCGGCAACCGACCGGCTCTATCAGGCGGTCGTCACGGGCGCGGTCACCCATGACGGGGATGCGCGCCTGAGCGCGCACGTGGCGCACTGTGTCGCCAAGCCGACGCCGATGGGCGATCTGGTCAGTAAGGACAAGCGCGGCTCTCCACGCAAGATCGACGCCGCCGTGGCTGCCATCGTCGCGTTCGACCGTGCCGCATGGCACACCAACCGAACCCGAAAGCGCACAAGGAGTTTCGTCGCATGAACACGACCTTGCAGCAACTACTGCAACAGCTCGACGCGCCGGTCGGGCGGTATTCCTCGCTGGACCGGTATTGGACCGGCAATCAGCCTCTGGCGTTTCTGGCACCGGAGTCCAAAGCCGCCCTCGGCAACCGGTTCGGGCGGATGGCGTCCAACATTCCGCGGTTGGCGGTGACCGCGTTGGCCGAAAGGCTGCGCATCACCGGGTTCTCTGGTGCTGATGTGTGGACCGACTGGCTGCGCAATGATCTCGATCAGACATCAGCGGTGGCGCACCGGGAAGCGCTGCTGCTCGGCGACTCTTACGTCATCGTGTGGGCGGATGCCGCCGGGGCGCCCAAGGTCACCATCGAAAGCGCCAAACAGGTTGCTGTGCAACGTGATCCGGGCACTCGTGAGGTTACCGCGGCGGTGAAACGCTGGGAGACGGCGACGACCACCGAGGCGGTGCTGTATCAGCCTGACCGCATTACCCGGCTACGCGCCAATTCCACCGGCGCGACGATCCACGGGTTCGCCGCCGTGGAGGTGATCGCCAACCCGCTGGGGGTGGTGCCGGTGGTGAACCTGCGCAATTCGGATCGGCTGCTCGATGACTACGGCGCGAGCGAGATTGACGACGTGGTGCCTTTGGTCGATGCGCTGAACAAGTCCCTCGCCGACATGATGGTCACCAGCGAGTTCGTCGGTCGCCCGCGCCGGTGGGCTACCGGCATCGAGCTGGCCGAACAACCCGTGCTCGATGACGACGGTAACCCGGTGCTCGATGAGGCCGGCGAGCCGGTGACCGTGGAGGTCAACCCGATCCCCGAGGGAAACCGGGCGATGATTTCCGAAGCGCCAGAAGCGAAGTTCGGTCAGCTCGCCGCCGCCGACCTGGCCGGCTATGAAGCATCGGTGCGGGTGCTGCTCGGTCAGATCATGGCGGTATCCACGCTGCCCGCGCACTACGTCGGCATCTTCACCGATAACCCCGCATCCGCCGATGCGATGCGCGCCGCCGAGGCATCCCTGACCGCCCGCGCCGAAGCGCGGCAAGCCACGTTCGGGCGCGCATGGGAGCAAGTCGCGCGCCTGATGGTCGCCGTCCGCGATGGCACCGACCCGAACTCGGTCACCGTCCGGGTGCAGTGGGCGGACGCGGCGACCCGATCAGTCGCCCAAGAGGCCGACGCGGTGGTCAAGCTCTACCAAGCCGGACTGCTGCCCGCGCCGTACGCGCTGGCGAAGCTGGGCTATCCCGATGACGAAATCGCCGCCATCCGCACCGCCCGCCGCGCTGATGCGCTCGACACCGCCGGGGTGAACCTGACCAAGGCAATCACCGCATGACGACCGACACTGCACCGCCCACCCCCGCGCTGGCATATCACGATGCGACCGAAGCGCTTGCCGGCGACACCGAACGCCGGGTGCTCGCCATCGCCGAGGTGACACTGAGCGCGGTCATGATCGCGGCGGTCATCGCCCGCGCCAACGCTGCCGCAGTCGGCCTGGCTGATCTCGGCGTGGCGGTCCAAATCGAAGCCGCGACAGGCACCCCGACGCCGACGCTGGGCATCGTCGCCAGCGACGACACCGAACGGCTGACCCGCGCGGTCGCTACGATCACCGACAGAGCTGCGGACACCACGATGCAACTGTCCCGGCTGGCGCGTTCCGAACCGCTCGGTGCCGCTCAGCGGGCGACGACCGTGGTCATCGCCGGCCACCCTCGCGTCAGTGGTTGGGTCCGGCAACCCAATGCCGGCGCGTGTGCGCTGTGCCGATGGTGGGCCCGCGGTGGTCATGTCTACCCGGTCGATCACCCGTTCCAAAGCCATCCCGGCTGCAACTGTGCCGCGCGAATTATATTGACAGATAAGGAGTTTCACTATGTCCGATGACTCGACCGCCGACGACCTCACGCCGGAGGGTGAAGCCGACCCCGAGCACACCGACAGCGAGCCAGATATCGAACCCGACACGACCGCCGACGCTGAACAGGACAGCGCCGAGGTCGGCGGAACCGATGACGAACCCGACACCTTCCCGCGGTCCTACGTCGAGCAGTTGCGCGCCGAGAGCCAGCGTTACCGAGAGCGCGGTAAGCGCGCTGATGAGTTGGCGCGCCGGCTGCATACCGAGCTGGTGCGAGCGACCGGGCGGCTGGCGGACCCGACCGATCTGCCGTTCGACGCCGCGCACCTGGACGACGCCGAAACGCTGAGCGCGGCGATAGACGATCTGCTGACCCGCAAGCCGCACATGGCAACGCGGCGACCGTTCGGGAACATCGGCCAGGGTCCGATGTCGGTGGCCTCCGCTAACTTTGATCTGGCCGCAATCCTGCGACAACGAGCCCAATAGGGGAGGACGACAATGGCGAGTGACGAGACAATCAAGGCACTGAACGATGCGGAGGATACCGCCAAGCTGGCGTTGCTTCAGCAGATCACATCCGTCGCGGCGAACGTCAACGTGGCGGCGGCGCTCAAGGACCTCGCACTGGCCTATTCGCTGACGGTCGGCGCCCGGATCGGGAGGTTGCCCGGCGTCGTTGACATAGACGTAAAGAAGTAGACCCAGCGGTATCATGATGGGGTCGGTCCTGGCGGCTGGCCCCATCAATTGTCCTGGTGACAACGGGTTCCCCGAATCCCATCGACCTCCGCGGGCTGTAGTCCCGAAAAGGTCTGTCACATAAGGACTGTTCATGGTTGAAACTGCCGCCGCTAACCCCGAATTGCTCGCCGATCAGGTCGCCAACCTACTCGTACAACCGCTAGAAGCCGCCTCGGTTGTGCTCTCCAGTGGGGTTCGCATCTTCGACACTGCGGGCGTGCTGCGCATCCCGAAGCTGACCGGATCGAGCGCGGTCGGGTTCGTCGGCGAAGGTGCCGAAATCCCGTCCGATCACGACACCACGTTCGATGAACTGGTGCTGATGCCAACAGATCGCAAGAGCCTCAAGACAATTGAGCGCTACACCAACGAGCTGGTACGTCAGAGCGTTCTCGGTATCGACGCGGTTCTGAAAAATCGGCTGGTGAAGGTCGTCGGCGACAAGCTCGATACCGAATTGCTCAAGGGCACCGGAGCCAGCGCGGGTATCACCGGCATCACTAACCAAGCCGGCGTGCAGACCGGCGAGCTGGACGTGACCGACGCCGATTGCCTGCTCGACGCCATCGCCCTCGCCAGTGCCGCCGAGGTCACGCCGAGCCGGTGGTTCGTCAACGGAAACGACTTCATCGAGCTGCGCAAGCTCAAAGAAGCCACCGGCAGCGCCAAGTACCTGCTGGAATCCGATGTGACCGCCGGACCGACCTACCGGCTGTTCGGCATCGGCGTCACCCCCACCAACAAGCTGCCCGAGGGTAAGGCAGTGCTCGCCGACACCAGCCAGATTGCGGTGGCGCGGGACATCGCCCCGTCCGTGACGATCCTGACCGAGCGCTACGCCGAGTTCGACCAGATCGGTATTCGGGTGACCACCCGCTATGACCTCGGACTGCTGCACCCCGAGGCGGTCGTGGTCCTGACGGCGGGAAGCGGTGGCGGTACTCCGTGACCGCGGTCGATCCCGATGACGTGACAGCGCTGCTCGACGCCACCCTGACCGCAGCGCTGCTCACGGATGACTCCGCGACGAGAGTTGTGGAGTTGGTGACCGTCCTGGCGCGGTCCTACACCCGCGGCAATGGGTTCACTGGCGGTGAGCCGAACGCTGAGATCGCCGCGGTGATCACCCTTGCGGCGGCTCGGCTGGCAGCCAACGCTAGCCAACTTCCCAGCACCTTCACGCGGGAGAACCTGACTATCGACACCCGCGGCGGGTTCGCCGGCTGGAGTGTCGCGGAGTTGGCGGTGCTCAACCGCTACCGCGTCCGCGCACAGTGATGGCACTCGGCAAGGGCGCGGTGCGTCAGACCAGCTTGGCGAACTCGTCTTGTCGGTTGGCTTTCAGGTAGCGCAGGGATGCGACCGGCGAATTGTGGCCGGCGCGTTCCATCACGTCGGCGATGGTGACCCCCGGCAGACGGGCGTAGTCGGTCAGGTGGCTGTGGCGCAGGTCGTGACCCCGAGCCTTGGGCACGCCGGCTGCCTCGGTCGCTGTGATCCACCAGCGTCGGTAGGTGGTCCAACTGACTGGACGGCTGGTGTCACCGACAGCTGGGAACATCAGCGCGTCGGGCTCCGTGCCTACGTGCTTGGCGAGGTGCGCTTCGATCAAGGGCACTGCACGCGGCGGGATGGACACCACCCGCTCCCCGGCTGCGCTCTTGGTCGATTCGCGCCGTCGCCGACCGCCATCCGGTGCGGGTTCGGTCGCCGCGCGGATGAACAGCTTGCCAGCGCGGGTATCAACGTCACAGCGGCGCAGCGCGGTCGATTCGGAGAACCGGACACCGCAGGATTCTTCGATGGTCACCAATGCGGCGTAGCCGGTGCGCATGTTCGCCGCGATGGCGGTGCGCTCTAGCGCGCTCAAGTACATCGGTTCGCGTTCGCGCCGGCACTTTGACGCGCCGGGGATCGACGCCGGGTTCGCCGGGATAACCCCCGCGTTGGCTGCGCACTTGAGCGCCAGCGACAGCAGGTTGTAGGCGGCGGCCCGCTGGGTCGGTTTGTCGGTGAGGGTGGCAGCGTGCCAGCGCTCGATGGCGGTAGTCGTGATCTGAGCTATCGGCTCGGCAGCGAAGGTGGGAGCGATGTGCAACCGGTAGACCGATTCATAGTCGCGGCGGGTGCCGGCGCTCAACGGCTTGCCCGTCTTGCTGTTGCGGTGATC